TGGTGCCCACTTCTCTTGGAGTTGTTCTGCATTAAACATGCTAGATTTTCTCCGTTCTTGAGATTGTGTTTACTAGTTTAGATTCTCTTAGCGAGTTGTTGTACGTACGCTGACATACTCTCACTAATAGATTCAATTTTTGCTGGCTCATCAGAAGAGATTTCTTCTGCTACTTCAGGTGTCTTTGCACCAAAGTAACTCTCTTTGATTTGTCCAAGCTTTTCACGATACGACTCTTCGTTTTTGAATTCGACTGCTTCAGCTAGAGAGGTAAATTTATCCTTTTGAACTTCTGCAAGTCCTCTAGAATATTCTGTCAAGATCTCATTTTTATGATAGTTTCCTACCTTCTCATGCAGTCCAACGTTTTTTTCAATTTGTTCGTTGAGACGGGTCTCCATGTCATCTAATTTCTCGCTCATATCAGCTACAATGTCTAGACTCTCATCTGGAACATTGATGTTGCTTTCAATAAACAATTTCTTTAATCCTTCCATAAATGCTTCGGTAACCTCTGAACGTAAACCACTTTCAATGGCTATTTCGTTCTCAGTCATCCACTCTTCACAAGCATATGATAGGAAATTCTCTACGCGACCAGCGAACTCTTCTTTAATAGTTTCGAGTTCTTCACCGATCCTGCGTTCTGCAGTTTCCTTAAGTGCGTCAACTTTCTGAGAAACTTTTGCAGATACTGCAGCTTCAAATACGGTTGTTGCTTTCTTTTGGAATTCTTCGTCAAGGTCTGCACCAGACAATACTGCCTTGATGTCTTCACTGACCTCACCCTCGGAGATTGTCTCTCCTTCTTTTTCTACATCATCAAAGATCTTAGCAGAGAGTGCACCAGGCATACTGGATGACGCACCACTAGGTTTTGTTTGGATTGTAGAATCTTTTGTAGCACCTACAGGAGCAGCTGCTTTAGCACCAACGTTATCTGGTCCTTCAGGCTTCTCGTTTGTGCTTCCACCAACCTCAACAGCACTGTTTTTTAGGTCGGATTTTTGAGGAGGAACTGCACCTTTCTTGATGGCAGCGTCGCCAGTGGCAGCATCTTCCTTAATTGTTTTCTCAGGAGACGCGGTATTTCCGATCACCTTTTTGAATTTTTCATCAATACTTGACATTTACGTAACTCCTTAACGGGTATAAGACTGCATTTTAATTTACATATTTATTTATAAATCACAAACTTCTGAGTAAAGACTCAAACGCGGAGATCTTTCTCTCTGCTAATTCTTGTGATGAGGGAGCATTATCAAGACTATGCTTGATTGCTTCTAACTGTGCTTCTTTGATTCTACCATCAACGAGACACCATTCCTTTCCTTCCATAATACCTTCAACAAAAGCATCAGGTGCAGATGGATCTGCTACTATATCAGCAGCAGTGGAAAGTACAAAGTCGTCAGCGACAATAGATGTAGTACCCTCTTTTCTAAGAGAGCCTAAACCTCTGGATGACACACCTAGTTGTACCCCTTCCTCTAGCAAGTTCTTTGCGATCCTACCCATAGGGGTTTCTAAGAGTTTAGCCTTTCCAATGAAGTTTTTACCTTCGGGCATCAACTCAACGATTTTATGTGAAACACGATCCAAGTTAATTGTTGGACCTTCTGGATGACCAAGTTCACCAAGAGCTCTACCACGTTTGATAAATTCCTCGTTGTACTTGCTGACCTCACGGTTCATAGTATCGTACTTGTACATACGACCATTACGGTTAGTGATTTCGGTTTGTAAAAAGACACCTTTAATGTAGGTTGATTTCTTACCGTCTTTTTCTTCGGTAAGGATCTCTACTGGTTCAATTTGTTCCGTGATCAGTTTCATCTGGAGTTTCCTCTTCTTCGTTTTCAGCATTGCGGTTGATTACTTCTGCAGTTTCTTCTGGAGATGCTTCGCCTTCTGGAGGTAATCCAGTGGCACCATCATCAGGAACATGCGGAAACATTCTGTTCGCAATATCTAATTTACTTACGTCTACCGCAGCAGCCGCTTTCACTTGTAACATGTCTTTGAGTTTATCTAGAGCGTCAACTCTGTCATTATCCCAAAGCAAATCAACGATCTCTCGTTCTTGTGTAGCCATAATTTACAGTTATCTAAGATTTATTTATTACCGTTTGTGTTTTGAGCTGCGGGTTTTTGCTTTGCTTGCTGAATTTGTGCTTTCTTCATCTCTTGATCGAGCTCTAGATTTTCACTATCTGCATCCATCTGTTGTTGATCCGAAGCAACCATTTGGACTGGATCAATTGCTCTACCAGATTTAATATCATCTGCCATCTCAACATCTATTTCTTCCATCTCAGTTTCAGTCTGATTTAGAATGTTAGTGCGGATATATTCAACTGAGAAGTACTTACCAATATAAGGATCCATCTGATTAATAACATTTAATTTCTCAGTCATCATTTCTAAGTTCTTAAGCTCTGTGAAATGATTATCATAAAGATAGTCATATTGTATATGCTCTTTCATGTCATCCCAGTCTTCAGGAGTGATAACTCCTTTCAGGATGAGTTGAGTTTTAAGAGTGTCATGGAATACATCACTAAACTTCTTGCGGAGTTTTCCAACAAACTTAGTAAACTTAAGTTCGTCTCTAGTGATCTCAGCTGACCTTCCGATGTTAAATGATTGCCCTGATTCCAAACGACCTGCAGGAACATTTAACGCTTTGTAAAGTTTTGTTTGGAAATATGACACATCAGTCAATTCTCCAAGGTTCTGACCACCTGGTAATGTAGTGATTTCAGTTCCTCTGCCACCTTCTCTACGTGGTAACCAGAAGTCTTCCATCATTGACATGTATTTTCTGTCGTCTCTTATCTCTCCAGTGGCAGCATCGTATACTAATTTGTTACGATATCTTCCCATAACTTCACGTAAGTATTGTTCTGCTTTAACTTTAGGTAAGTTACCTACGTCAATATAGAATATTCTACGCTCTGGTGCTCTTGATATTCTGTATATAACAAGAGAATCTTCAATCATTCTAAGTTGATTGAGAACTTTAATACCTTTATGCAAGTAAGATAGTACGATATTCCTATTAGTATCCATCAAACCTGAGGTTACATAAGTGATCGCATCCTTTGCAATTTTAATTCCGCTATTTGCTGATGTGTTCTGTAAACCTTTTGGATTGTATATAAAATACTCTTCGCCTTTACCGAAGTCATATTTCATAAACTCATCTGCAGTTTTTGGTTTTGTTATCTGCCTTACTTTCTTTATCTTATGTGGATCTACATATCTTACTTCTTTGATTCCATCTTGAGGTCTGTCAAGATCAATTACTTTATGATAATATAAACGCCCATCAATGTACCATCTGCGGAACATCTCATGAGCTTTACTATCAAATCCAAATAAATTTTTAATGTAATCGAACTCATCTCTAATCATTCCCTTTACACTTTCACTAACCTCAAGGTTATCAAGGTTAACGTGTACTGGACTATCATTTTGATCAGCAACGATTGCTTCATGTATAATATCTTCAATGGCTTCATCCACTTCTGGGTGCATCGCCATCTCACGATATTTTTTCACCATGTCATACTCAGTTTTAAAGTTACCGTCTAGGTCAAGATATTGACCATAGTAACCTCCTGCAATATAACTAGTAGCTCCGTCCTCGCTAGAAGGTTGGATAGGAGAGGGAGCTCTCTCCTTTTCCGCTTTCTTCTTAAACGAGAAACCGAATAACTCTGCCATAATATTTGTGGTTTCTTATCCTTACTATTTAGTTACCCACCAGAAGTGGTAACTCCAACTCTATTAGATGACTCACCATCTTTAGTGATGTGGTACTGGTATGCAAACTCAACATCAAATTCTTCATAAGAATCATTGTTGTCATATGCTATAGCAATTTGTCCAACACTAACTGGCCATGCTCCAACCAACTCATAAGAACGTAAGATCTTTAATTTGTTAGCTCCACCAGAAAATTTGTCTAATTGAGATACGGTAATGTTTCTGAATACATCACTAATGTCTGTCTCTGCAACGTTAGCATCAACACCATTTGTTACTGCGATCCATTTTTCATATGCACTACGTAGTGCGAAAGCATCATCATTATAGAATGTTGCTGTCCATGTTTCATAAGTTCTGTCGCCAGGTACTTTAACAACACGTCCTCTAAATGGAAGTTCAACTGTACCTACGTTAGTTGCTGGTAGTGCAGCAGACTTACACATGTAAGTAACAGGTTCTTCTACTTCTGCGATTGATGGAGTGACCACACCAGGTATATCCCAAACATGAGTTACTTGGAATAGGTTTGGTCTTACACCACCTCTAATTGCTTGTTGGAACGTTAAGAGTCCCAATGGTTTGGCTTCTGCCATTTGTTTTGCTCCTAATTAATTATCTTTTGGGGACGACCTCTTCAAAGCTGACACCAGTACGTGTAGCGATAAAGGTCAATGTGATGAAGTTGATTGAGCGTGCAGGCTTGATATAGAAATCAGCCTTAAACTCATTCGAGTCTATGACAGCACCAGTGTTATTGGTTTCGTCACAAACAACTAAGAAGTCAGTGATACCTCTTTCGGCTTGAATACCTCTGAGGAATGGTTCAACAACATTCTTAAAGTTGTTTCTTGTAAACTCGTCATTAAGTTCAAAAAGAACCCCCTTCGCAGCATTACCGATTGTCTTTTCTATCACGTTGAAAAGACGACGGACGTTGATGCGATCAAAAGCAGATGGTGAAGCGAGAGCAGTTTTGTCTCCGAACAGAAGGATACCTTGACCAGGAAGAGAAGTAATTGGATTAATTCTATTCTGATAAAGAAGATCTCTTTCAGTTCTTGTTGGTGAGAATGCTAACTTAACAGCATTCTTGATGGCACCACGATTCAAACCTGCGGGTGAGAACCAAGGTAAACCATTAGCAGTAGTAGCAGCACATAATCCTGCAACATCTCCATTGCCAGGTATGTAACGATACTTGTCTGCAAATCTATCGTAGATATACTTCCAACCATTGTCAAACACACCGAACGATGTTGCTTGCATTGTGTCGTAAAATTCTACTACGTTTTGTGCTTGTGTTGCGGAACTTGTAACTCCAACAACATCTCCTCTATATGGTGAGAGGTATGCAATACAATCTTTTCTTGCTGATGCGATTGTTAATGCAGC